ATACTCCAGTTGTCGCCAGAAAGTCGAATTCCATTGACATACACACGAACTACAAGATCATCTAGTGCGGCGATATCGTCAAAAATATCTATATTAAAATTATTAGTTAAATTAGAATTTTTATATATTCGAATAGCGGCTTGTGTATTAGTTACTGTCGAAGTCTTCCAGCCATTGACATACACTGAATTGCCAGAATAGTCATGACTAACCAGATATCCAACATTGATATTTTTGCTAATCAGCGAGGTCGTCTCTTTATATTGGAAACTGTCAGTCGCCAGTGTAAAGTTAAAAACAATATCTCCAATGTTATTAACATTTTGATAACTTAACGGAAATCCTAAAGTTAAATCAGCAGTGCCTGTACCAATTTTATAAGAAAATATTGATGTACCGATAAATGAGCTACCATTGTAAACTGTGGTATCCCCGAAGCTAATACCGTTATCATCAACTACATCAAACAACGGAGCTTGATTTGTATTATTTTTTTGTTGCGAAGATTGCCATGCAGTGCCGTTGAACCAATACATTCTACTTTGGTTCTTAATACCCTGCTTTACTAACACTGTCTGATTTTTTATAGGTGAATCTGTTTCAGTAAGGACGATTTGATCGTATCCTTTGATGTTAATGAAACTAACTGTATAAATTTTATTTTGTACTAGCGAATCTTTATCTGATAAAAATAATACACGATGACCTGATACTAGCGGTACTCCATCAATATTATAACCTCGGGATCCTTCTATAGTAGAAAAAATATCTGTAGTAAATGTATCAACTAAATCGACATCATCGATTGCAGTTGTACCAAAATTAAATAATTTTAAATCAGCCTGAAATTCAATAATTGGTCGAATCGCTCTAGCTGTTTGATCTAAAGACAGATCACTTCCATTATAACTAGCACTAGTCGCAATAACATCTTTATGGAACCAACGATTGTATCGACTCCATGGATTATGATCTTTACTTGCACGATTTATTACAAGATAATCTGTTATGCTGGCAAATCCAGTAGCATCACTGAAAGGATCGACATCAAATGCGGCTGAATCAAATGCTATCGATTCAGCAACTGTGTAAGGATTAATTATTTCTAAAACTTTAGAGTCAATTAAGGTGATTGCGGTTCCTACGCCTTCAACGTAGTATTGTCCAGTAGCATATGTTGAAGGTATTACTGTTCCTCCAAACGAAATTTTCATTCCGTTACTAAGTGCAGTACCGTCTGCTAGAACATAATTTTTTTTACCTAAAATGTCTTTTTCAACATCAATAGTTGATGCATCGGTTACATTAAATATTTCTAATGAACCACCTAAGTCAATATCAGTTTCACTTTGATAATACAAAATACTCGGTGCATCTAATGGGACTGTAAATGTTATAGTGCCTTGTTCTACAGCAAAATTGCTGACTCCATGTTTATATCTAGTGCTTGCTCCTACCACTCGCTGAGACATAAAACTAAAAGGATTTCCTGGACTGTTGATTTCAAACGTATATGTTTGACCTCTATATAATTTCAATACAGGATTAAGATCTAATCCGTTTGGTGTAAACAGATATTCATTGGTGTTACCTTCTGATTGTATCTTTACAGTATATGTGCTAGTAATAGATACCGCCTGTCCGTAGATTGTAATAGTATCGGGACCATATGGCAACCAATAATAATTTTGAAAGTTAACAAACTTATCCCAATCAATATGCGGATCCCATGAATAAAACTCTTGTTGATTTAATCGTGCATGATTATTTGTAATTCCACCAAAGACCCCAATTTGATTGATATAATCGATATAGTCTTTAAAAAATGTAACATTACCTATACTGTCTTTAATAACTAGTCCGGGTTCTAATTGATAGTTTTGTCTTGTTGTATCTGCTGCGGTAACATAAACATCAGCACCTGTTGCCGCTTTTGCATTTTCACGACCAATAAATCCGCTGACCTTTGAAACTGTGCCAGGCTGATACAGCTGATCAATCGTTGCCTGCAAGAATTTTTTATTAGCAGGTGTTTGATAAAAATCAGGAAGAAAATTTACGCCTAGCCCTGGCTTGCCGGTCGGATTGTTTGCCATTAGTTAGATGCTCCAAAATTTGCGCTGGTTATGTTTTGACTAGATACTACTGTTGTTAGTGCTTCACCGGTAACTGTTTTAAGATTAGCACTAGTAAGTCCTGATACTATTACAATATTTTTAGCTGTGGCACAACTTAAAAATATTTGATTACTAGAACATTGTACTTCAAATAAACTACCAAAGTATTGTCCAGATTGAGTAGGCACAATAACAAAGTTTGTAATATCTGGTGCTAGTTGATTCATGACATATGTTGACAATTCTGTAAAATAAAATGTGTCACCAAAGTCCCAATTCTGTAAAGCAAAAAATTGATTAATTGCTGTTAATATTCTTGCGGTAACGTCGGCAGTTGATACAGCAATAGTTGGATTGATGATGACATTAAAGGTTGCTTGTAAAGTAGGATCAGCCTGTTCTCCAAACAAAAGTTTATAACTTACAGGATGATAAACAATTTCATCGCTAATAGCTTTAATTAAATTCAAATTAGAACTTAGCATACTGTTAAGTTCTGCTGAACTTGGAGGTAAAGGCTCGCTGATATTTGCGCCAGACAACCATTGTCTAAATTGAGAATCATAGCTGTCAGTTAATACATAGATATCAATAATATTGCTTGGTCCTGGATCAATCCTTGAATCATAATCTGCACTATGAGTGTATTGAAATTTAATTTTATCTCTACCAGTATATACTCTGTAATCTAAAGTAGGAGAAAATATACCAGTTGTGCGATTTAATTTTTTTACAACACTAGTATCAATGAAATAAAAATATTGGCCATCTGGATATAAAGTAGAGGTAATACCTGTTTGTGTTGATTTGATGATTACAGGACCAGTATCTGGATCATTTAAAACATATCGATAATCTTCTTGACCTTCTGTTATAATATATTTTTCTTCTATAATATATTTGTATTTGTCTTGATCAAAGTTTCCAGTATTTGGATTAACCATGTCAAGGAATAGTTGAGGATTATCTACTATACCATTACCGCTAGAATCAGCAAACGTTACAACAATCTTTTTAGGATCTATATATCCGTCTTGTCCTACGTATTCACTAACAACTTGCCAATCAGAGTCAACTGTAAATGCAGATGTACTGTCTGGTTGTGTGTTAATACTTAATAATTTAATTTGATCTTTAACTATATTGCTAGATGCAATATCATAAATTTTCTGATTACTGTCAAAATAGAAAGTTACAGCCGCATCGCTTTCAAATACATAGCGTATTTGTCTAGTGGTGATAGTGTAGTATTCATTATTAGTAGTAAACAACAACATCCAACTACTGTCTATTTGAGTACTCGAAGTGTCTCCTTGGTTAACTAAACTAAAAGCACCTGCAACATTAAGATCTTGTTCATAGATAATTTGCCATGCTTGATTTACTGCATCATAGCGTAGACCAAATGGTTGATTAGCAAATATTAAGTCTATCATTGTTGATTGAACACTTGGTGTAATTGTTAAAACAAACTTAGGAAGGATTTGTGTTATTACGGCATTAGTAGGTATTTGCTGATTTAATTGAATAGGTCCAAATCCTGTGGCCAATCTACCAGTACCACTAGCAGTGCCGTCTCCTGACACTGACACGACTTCAGCCCAAACATACGTTGTTCCGCCTGCTGGAATATTTCCAGTATATGCTACTAGTTCGTTGTTCTTTTTAGTATTAAAATAATAGCCAGCTGGTGCAACAAATTTTAGTAACGCACCTGCACCAACATATTTTAAATTTGTTGCAGTAAGATTTTGTCCAACAGTATAAGGAGTAGCATTTGCGATTGATCCAATATATCCACTGGACATGTTGCTATCAGAAGTTATACTATACCACGCAGCACTATTACCAACTGTTAGTACGTCAATGAAATTAGCATAATAAAAATTTCTTAAATTTTGATCTCGTAGAATATCAGTTACAGTGTTAGCAATAATTCCTGCAATTTCAGTCTGTGTAGTATAGGTGAATGTGGTAGAATATGTAAATGGTTGTTGATAAAGTACGCCGTCATCGGCAAACAAATTAGTGCTACTGTACTTGCCTGTTGGATCAGTCAGATCAAAATAACGGCTAATACCGCTGCTAGTTCTGTTTACTGCCTTAACCTTGGCCACCTGAAGATTAGCACTCAGCGGACTAATATTATAATCTTCACCTGTAATCATTCTATTTTGTGTATAGTATGTCTGAGGTGCGTTAGTTTTAATACTAGCATTTGTTTCTGACGCGGTTGCATTAGTCACTGATGTTGCCAGACTTAATGTAATAGATAATGTTTCACTTGTGTTCTGTGCTGAAATGTAAGGTATAGTAATTCCAACGTTTACAATATCTGATGGATTAATTGTGTATGATAGATTATTACTTACTCTGTAATATACTCTAAAAGAGCCTAGTGGCAAATTACCAAATACTCCGTCACTAAACGCCAATGCGATTGCATCGTTTGCTTTGGTTAATACGCTATAGATATTTTTAACCTGATTGCTACTTAAACTGTTATAAATTACATTGTTACCAGTAACAGAAGGAATTTTTGTCCAGGTGGTTGATTCTGCACCTTTCTGATCAATGCCGTATAACCATACGTCGGTATTGTTAATATTTTGAGTAGCAATGTCAATCGTTTGATTACTGCTAGGTTGCGTCACTGTAAATGTTGCAGTGTTCAACGATCCTTGAGTGAAATTAAAAAAGAATCCAGTTCCTGGACTACCAGCACCGTGACCATCATCACTATAAATGCAGGCGATCTGATTACCTGCTTTAGGTGCTTCTTCATAAACAAAAGTTTCACCCTTGAATGTTGCACTGGTAATTTCAAAATTCATTGCACGACCTGCAACTGTTTGAGAAAATGTGTAGATAGGCACATCTGTATTAGATGAGTTAAATCTATACTGTGCTGTAGGAATGCCGTAAATTACAGAATGATCAGCTGGGGTTCCAAACTGTTGAGTTGCGGGCATTGCCGCATTAAAGACTTTAATAAATTGATCATACCAGTTAGGATTGCTAGGATCATTCCAGTTAATATATTGTCCTGCAATGTTTCTTCCATTACTATCAATTACGTTTTCGCTAGTACGAATAGTTTGAATTTTTAATAGACCACTGGCTGCAACGTTTCTGCTGGCATTATAGCTGACTAACTGTGCTAAACGCAGTACGCTATCACGACGTTCTGCTAGTTCTAAAAAGTTCTCACGAGCATTTAGGTCAACGCGGAAAGCAATACTTTGACCTACATAGGCTATAAGATCTATAAGAGCTAGATACTCGCTACTTTCAATATAATCGTTAAAATCTTCTGGAAAATTTGTACGAATATAGTCAATCATTGTTCGACGCAGATTATCAAAGTCATAGCTTTGAAAGTCAGCATTTTTAAAACTTTGATAAATTTTGGTCCAATCTTCTGATACTAGGAGATTGTTTTGTCTAGCAGTTGAACTCATGGTTGTTCCTAATAATTGTATTTATTGAATAAAATTATGTGAGCAGTTAATTAACTATACCGTTAGTTTGATCAAACTGGACTTGTAAATTTTCCGACAAATTGTATGGAACATAGGTTAATGTAGCCTGTATCTGTATGCCAGTGTCGTACGGGGTTATAGTAATATTACTTGCCTGTACACGTGGGTCGTAATTTAATAAAAAATTTACATTTTGCAAAATTACATCCTGCACTTGGGGTGTTAATGGCTCAAACAGTAGATCCCAGATAACACATCCAAATGTAGGATTCATCAGGCGTTCACCTTGTCGGACATAGAAGCTGTTTAGGATATCTTGCTTAATTAGTTCAAAATCATAAAGAGCAAAATTCTGACTATTAGTGTTTACTGTACTAAATCCCCTATACATCTGTGATGTAGAAACAGTAGTATTAGGTTTTCCGTTAATAGTTATTTTGTTTTGTAGGCTCATGATGGAGCTCCTTGATTTTTAGGCTGACTGTCAGCTGGCGGTACTTTAAGGAATGTGTCTGTAATAGTAGTATAAGATTTATAAAATTTTGGTACAGTTGCACTACCATTGGTGAATTTAATTGCTGATGATTCTCTGTCAGTTTTTGCTGCTGTCAGGGCCAACGGATCTAAATTCTCATGCTGTGTCCACGGTTCTACATTCGGTATACGTTTCATTATACTAGTAATACTGCTGCCGGAGGAATTGTAAATATTACTAAATGTTGATAAAGAGGATGCTGTTTTAGCACTAGTTGCTGGACTATTATCTATTGCTCCGGTTCTAGGAGGAGCAGAACTTTGAGAATAATCTGTGCCGCTACCTCTCCAAGTATGGGTATCTCCTAGTATAGTATCATAGTAGGCCGTGCCAACTTTTCGAGTAAACGTAGTACCGGTAGTTAAAAATGTATCAGTACCTGAATTAATTTCTAGTTGTTTTCCAGTTGTAATAAATCCGTTAGTCCCTACTATTAGTTGCAGTTGATCTTTACTTTCAATTCTAACTTCGCCGCTTAGAGTTCCGGCAGTTGTACCGGCAGCCTTGATGTTTACATTGCGGCCTGCTTCCATGTTTATATCGCGATCTGCATAAAAGTTCATATCAGCTTTGGTATGTACACTAACGCTGTCGGCAGCATAGATATCAATTTTTCCATTACTGGTTAATTCAATCCATGTAGTTCCTTTGGCATTACCAATGTAGATCAAATCTTCTGAATTGTGCAACAGTATCTGATGGCCGGTTCGAGTTCTAATACGCACTAGTTCATTATGAGGTATAGTCACGTCTCCGCTCTTATCACCTTGTTCAATAGCAGCGTAATCAGGTTCACCTTGCCCAGCAGATTTTTTTCTAAGGAAGTTAGGATCGCCGTCATCCATAACAAATGTTGTGCCGCCAAGTCTGCTGACATAGGCATTGGGTATTTGATTTTCTATAGTGCCAATCGGGCCTTGTTTTGCACCTGCCTGTTTATCTAATGGGCCGGGAGTACTAATACCAAATACAGAACTTGGCAACTCTCGTCTAGAACTGCTGGTTGTGATTCCTCGAATATCATCGTAGGCCAGGCCTTGATTAGTTAATACCGTAGTAAATGGATGCGTAGGTTTTTTTAATTTTTCAGGATCATTGGGACTGTTGTTTGCCGGAATTTTTTTATTGTATTCACCGGTAGGTACACGAGCATTTCGTCCTTGAGAATCTTTAGGCAAAGTTGTGTCTACTGTACTTTCAGTAGCTGCTATACCCGGTGTCATGAAATTCATATTATCTTCAACAACACAACCTATCCAATAGCAATACTTGGCATTGCCGCCGACTAACATAATGAGTACTTGTGAACCTATGTCAGGAGGCACTGCCCAGAAACCATAACTTTTTTGTGTATTATTGTAGTCGTTGGGATCCGGAGAAGTATACTGTATTCCTGTTGTACCAAAAAAAGGACTTAGATACTTGGCCGTGTATTGCTGGCCCGATGCTCCTGTAGTTCCGCCTTCTGTAAGAACCTCTACTCGTAAGTTTCCAGAATAAGTACCATCTAGATATCCTATTACTTTAGCCCTGAATGGACCGGTTTCACCTTTAGGTGCATCTTTAGAACTAAAATTTTCTTCAAAATTTGGCATGTGTTTCCCTTACATCGAGCCGTCTGGATAGCCGGTGCCGCCCGCTCTTGGTGCTGTCGGATCATTCGGGTATGCTGATTTTTTCGATGTGTTATCAACAGAAAATATTTTACCTACTTGTCCTGGACCTTGCAAGAATTGCCCTTGTCTACGAGTAGCGGTTAGTGTTTGTGTAAATTGTCCGCCACGGAATTCACTGTGTGCAGCGGTTACCCAGTATAGGCCGCTCCAGTGTGTTACCGCAGCACTTTTGCTGAAACCTCCGTAATTATACAAGCCAGTTCCTGGATCAATATCAATCGGACTTCTAAAGTAAACAGCAATATCTACTTCACCATTTTGATAATTCACACTGCCGTCGGCATTTAAATTTACATAGTTAGTTGGCCATGAAACATAATTACCCCAGCCGCTATGCCCTAAAAAATATGGATCGCCTATTATTTTCATATCAAGATTTAACATTTCTGCAGGTTGTGTTGCGGCTGTGGCAAAATATTTTGCTGCACGATTTTTTTCGTCTTCTGTGCCACCGCCACCCAGTTGATCCCACCATGTTGTTGTGTGTGCTGGATTTAATTTGTTTGGAATTTCTCCTCCAGACTTTGATGTGTCTATTGGGTTACCTTCTGGAAGTGGTTTAATATTATCTGATTTTTGATCTGCCCCTGCTGTCACTGCTTGATTCTGCACATCACCTGTAGTTGATAACGATTTAGCAGGTAACTTGCCACGAAAAGTTAGATCAAAGTTAATGGCGAAATTTATAATATCTGTATTTTTACCAGTATAAATGTAGTTGTACTCTTTAATTGCTTGTAATTGCAATGCGCCATCTAGTCCCGGTGCCTTGGTATTAGTTGGCATTAATCTGCTGGTATGTACATTATAAAAACTAACTCTGTAGACTAGTAATCGAGGTTTCTCGCCAGTGGTTGTTTCGTTATCTGTAGTAGAAATATTGTACATCTGTGTGTCAATTCTCCACCATTTTCTATATCCCTCAGCAGTGACAGCACCTTTAGCTAGTGCTTGCTTTGGATATTCGCTGGAGAAAATTACCTGATTGATTACGTTCATTATTGAAGAATTTTTCTGAAATCTATGTTCTCCAATTTTTGTGTCATTGAGTACATTTGCACGAATGTCAACTTTAAAATCAGCTTTATAAACATTTTTAGGTCCGGTTACAGGAGTCGAACCTGACTTTGTATCACCGTACCCCATATCAGCAAGGCCGATGTCGTTACAGTCAGCTGCTGTTTGAATAAGTGTACTATTTTTAGAACTACGAGTAACTCCCAATTTAACATTAAGAGCGGCGGCGGTTGCACTGGGACTAACTGTTGCCCCAAGGGCTGCTCCGCCCGAAGCATCTGTGCTAGCAGAAGCAATATTTTTAGGAAATAAAATAACAACTTCGTCTGCTACTTTGACTAATCCATCAGTTACTTTTTGTTTTAAAATTCTATTAACTACTGCTTGTAAACTATCTTCACCTGTTTGCAGTGTTTCTTGTACAGTACGACCACTTATGGAAATAGGAGTCGGTATGGTTGAATCCTTTGCGCTGGTTATTCCTTGATTTAAAATCATTGCTTCACACTTGTAAATGCAACCCCGCTCACTGACCTGCATTTCTGTTTTTATAAATTTAAAAGGAATGTATCGAGTAGCTTGCGGAATATTTTCTAATTGTCCGTTTTCTTTATTTCCTCTAAATTGTATAGACATGACAAAAGGCGCAACTGGCCAGTTGTTATGACCGTATTGTTGGGCTGCTTGCTCAATAGCGATATAAAATAAGCCCATACTGTATGGTTCAGTAATTTCAAAATCTAATTTAACTGCGTTGGTCAAATGTAAATTATCCAGATTCATTTGATGATCGATTGACACGTTGTCAATAAAAAAGTCAAATCTACCAAATGCTGTATTAATTCTATTGCTAGGATCTGTATTTGCAGATTTAGCAATCAATGGCAATCTGGTTTGCATATAAGTAGAATCAGGATTGGCCACTTGATCATCGCTGAGAACACTGATACCTAGTATGTAATCATAACTGGCATAGTCAAACAGTACATTTTTTAAAGGAAATTTAACAGGGGCAAGTTTTTGAATAAAACTGCCAACAGAACTTAAAAACCCGCCAGATGAATCTACAGCAGGTATAGGTGTTCCATTGACGTCTACTGTTGCGCCGTCAGCCATTTTATAAACCTAACACAGATGTCAATCTGCTGTTTTTACAAACATAAATTTGTGTGCCGGGAACAAAATCTAAAATAGGATCTTGGAGCACATCAAGATTGCGCTGTATAAACACCCACCACAATCTCGGATCACCGTACAAGTCAAATGCCAGTAGGTCTGGTCTGTAGGTATATTGAGCCTGAATAGTGTAAAGGAAATCGTCAACTTCTGCTGGTACTGGTCTAATGGTCAGCACATCAAGATGATTGTTAGCAATCGCAGTATTAAACCACGGACTAGTGTTAGTGTATGTAGCTGCCATATTAGATGTATCCAGTCTGATTACTTAGGTATCCGCCTTCAACAAATCTATCAAGGCTAAAGTTTCTGGCGCTAGCTCTGCTGTAGATAGGTTGTAAGGTTACTGTAAATGAACTCTTTGTAGGAACATGGGTTGTTCCTCCGCTTGTTGAACCACCAACGCCAAACAAACCAGCTAATGCTGCTACCTGTCCAACACCACCTGCAATAGTACTTAGCGGGCCGGTGACTGCGGCTGCCGCAGGAAAGGCACTGCCTAAACTATCTGACAATCCACCTACTGCATCAGCTAGGCCTTCTGCTATACCGGCTGCACTACCAACTACCGGTACGCTGATATAATCACAGTTAGCATCGAGACTTGTACTAAAACTAGTAACTACTACTGGAACATTTTTAAAAACATAATTACCGTATCCATTCAAGTGTACAATGGGCGGAGGATTGCCGGCCTTGGGATCAATTCCCACAAACATTTTTGTAAGGCTGCGTAAATAGTGTACTGCTGCAATCCAATATAGACCCTGTGTTGGGTCTTCAACGTTCATAGGAGCAGTAATTGTTATTGTTCCTGGATCACTATTTTTGAACGCTTGAAAGGTATAGTTGGTATGTGTAGTATCAATAGGTGAATATCTAGCATTGCTAGCAATATTAATAGTCGGAGTATATGGAAATATCATACCGCCAGCATCTTTTAATGGTTTTAAAACTACACTGGTTGCAAAACTAGGCCACGACGGGAGACTTAATCTGACACGCCAATCGTTTTCGTTACTACCATCAACGAAGTTAGCAACTGCACTGTACAAGTCGCCTACTGCTTCTCCAGCTGCTGGAAGATCGATAGCTCGAATTGCACCGATAACATTTCCACCAGCACCACCAGCAGAGATTGCACCAGCTAAGTTTTTAGCCGTATTAACAGCGGCTGCGCCTGCCGTAATAACACCAGCGCCTGCTACGAGTTTTGAAGTTATTCCCTGTCCAACTACAGCCATAATAATACTCCTTTTGGTGTATTATTTATTTGACTTTATTAACCGCGTAGTTTATAATACAACATCCGGAGAACCGATTAATGACAGCAAAAGTTAACTACCTAAACAACAAGGACATGTTGTTAGAAATACATAGATCAAAATCATCCTACTGTGTTTTTACCAAACCAGAATATCATCAATATGATTTAATTGTTTCAAATTTAGATAAAATCAATATCCGCAGTATTGCAGAAGCCAAACGTGCTCGTGCTAAACGCCAGGGCGATCAAGAATATGCTAGCCGAAAGGCCGCTGGCGAAAAGGTAAAACAAGCCGATTGTGAAGTTGACTACAAAAAAATTGCTAAAATAGACGTAGTGTTTAGAGTAATGACTTATGACCATATTCCGTTAAACAATACACGTAAAAAGAATCCAAAAAGTCTAGCAGATCATCGTGACAAAGTAAATTTTCCCCCGTTCCAACATTGGAAATTTGACGAAAATGATGAACTAGTATGTGTCGGAAAAAGCCATTGGAAGGGTAGTTTAGACAAAGGAAAATTTGACAAAGATGCTGGCCAAATTACTCCAACTCTAGCTAGAATGATGTTAAAATTATGTGAGAGATATGCTACTCGCGGCAACGTTCGTGGCTATACTTACAATGATGAAATGAAGGGACAGGCTATTTTGCAGTTAACACAGATTGGATTACAATTTGATGAATCAAAATCAGACAATCCATTTGCCTATTTTACTGCGGCTGTTACTAACAGTTTTGTCCGTGTGATTAACGTAGAAAAACGCAATCAAAATATCCGTGACGATATTTTAGAAATGAATGGTATGAATCCAAGCTACAGTCGTACTGGGGCTAATGATCATGCTGTCGCTATGAAACGTTTCGGTGAGGATGCTACAGGTGAGTAAAAGTAACTATCTAAGTATTGTAGAGTCAGCTACCCATAAAACTATTATTAACAAAATGTTTTTTAATGCGCCGGCTATGAACAAATGGATTAAAGATGAAGATATCTTAAACAAGTATCCTAAACCTACTTATTACATCGTCAAGGAATGCTATTAATGAGTAACTTGTTTAAGAAAGTGGCCTGTTTCACGGACATTCACTTTGGCCTAAAGTCTAATAGCAGTGTCCATAATCAAGACTGTGAAGATTTTGTAGATTGGTATATTGCCAAGGCAAAGGAGGAAGGCTGTGATACAGGTATATTCATGGGAGATTGGCATCATAACCGCAATAGTCTTAATATCACAACTATGGATTATAGTCTTCGGGCGTTGGAAAAGTTGGGACAAGCGTTTGATAATTTCTACTTTTTTCCTGGCAATCATGATCTATACTATAAAGATAAGCGGGATATTCATAGTGTTGAATTCGGGAAGTACATTCCCGGGATAACTGTAGTTCACGAACCGATGACTATCGGTGATGTTACTATGTGTCCTTGGTTAGTAGGTGACGAATGGCGATCAATTGGTAAAAAAGGTGGCAAATATATATTTGGACACTTTGAATTGCCTAGCTTCTTTATGAACGCAATGGTACAAATGCCAGATCATGGAGAGATACAATTAGATAGTTTTCAAAACTATGAGCTAGGATTCAGTGGACACTTTCATAAACGTCAGCAACAGAAGAACATGATCTATATTGGCAATGCATTTCCGCACAACTATGCAGATGCATGGGACGATGAACGTGGAATGATGACGTTAGAGTGGGGAGGACAACCAGAATATCATACGTGGCCGGCTCAACCCACATTCCGTACACTAAAGTTAAGTGAATTAATCGACGGTGCTGATGCCATTATTAAACCTAAACAGCACCTGCGTGTGGCCTTGGACATTGATATCAGTTTTGAAGAAGCAAGTTTTATTAAAGAAAAGTTCATTGCTGATTATGATATCCGCGAACTTACACTTATTGCTGAAAAGAAAGAAGTAGAGATCAATACCAACATTGATATTCAATCTTTTGAAAGCGTAGATCAAATTGTAAGCAGTCAAATCGTCAGCATTGATTCAGACACTTACGACAAAAACACATTACTAGCAATTTATAATAGCCTATGATACGTATTAAGGAACTAACAGTAAAAAACTTCATGAGCGTGGGCAACCAAACTCAAGCAGTTGATTTTAGTAAGACCAATTTGACTTTGGTGTTAGGTGAAAATCTAGATCAGGGCGGCGATGACAGTGGCTCACGTAATGGTACAGGTAAAACTACCATTGTAAACGCACTCAGTTATGCACTATTTGGCAATGCATTAACTAACATTAAGAAAGATAATCTTATCAATAAGATTAACAATAAGAACATGTTGGTTACATTGGCATTTGAAAAAGATGGTCAAACTTATAGAATAGAACGTGGGCGTAAACCCAACGTCTTGCAGTTTTATGTTAACGATGTAGAGCAAGAAGGTGAAGAAACTGATGATGCTCAGGGTGATAACAGAGAAACGCAAAAAGATCTCGATGATCTTATTGGCATGAGCCATGACATGTTCAAGCACGTGGTAGCACTGAATACCTATACAGAACCATTCTTGAGCATGAGGGCTAATGATCAGCGAGTAATTATTGAGCAGTTGCTAGGTATTACACTGTTAAGTGAAAAAGCAGAAACACTTAAAGAACAAATCAAAACTACTAAAGATGCTATTTTTCAAGAAAACGCAGACATCGAAGCAGCCAAGAAATCTAACGAGAAAATACAACAAAGTATTGACAGCCTATTAACTAGACAAGGTGCTTGGAATACGCAACATGCCCAAGAATTAGAAAAAATAGGCAGAGCCATCGTAGAATTGGAGAGCGTGGATATCGATGCTGAGCTTGCGAAGCATGCGGAGCTAAAAGATTTTTCAGAGAAGACAGCGAAGCTGCAGAGCTTGAATAAGGAACGTGCTACGTTAGATAGCGCGATAGCGCAAGCAGAGCGAAGCGTCACGAAGTATGACGGCGAGCTCGCCAAGTTGGCTAACAAGACCTGTCACGCTTGTGAACAAGAGCTCCATGACCATAAGCATGAAGAAATGACTGCTCTGACACAAGGGCACCTTGACGAGGCCAGGAAATACTATGACAAGGTACAAAAAGATCTTGCTAAAATCACTGGTGAAATAGCCGCAGTGGGCGAAGTGGCTGCTAGACCCAATACCTACTATGACACTCTAGAGCAGGCGCTGAAACATCAGAATAACCTTAAAACTCTGGAAACTCAGCTGGCTGTCAAAGCGGGCGAGTCAGATCCCTATCAAGAGCAAATTGACGAGCTACGCAATACAGCCATGCAGACTATATCTTGGGATCGTGTTAACGAACTCAGCACACTGAAAGATCATCAAGAATTCCTGCTTAAACTGCTGACATCAAAAGATTCATTTATACGCAAGAAGATCATAGATCAAAACCTAGCCTATTTGAACAATAGATTGACCTATTACCTGGACAAGATGGGCTTACCGCACACTGTTCTGTTTCAAAACGATCTATCAGTACTGATAACACAGCTGGGGCAAGACTTGGATTTTGATAATCTCAGTCGAGGAGAGCGTAATCGTCTTATCTTAGGCCTGTCGTGGGCGTTCCGTGACGTGTGGGAAAGTCTATATCAGCAGATCAATCTCATGTTTGTTGATGAACTTATAGACAACGGGCTAGATGCGTCAGGTGTCGAGGGCGCATTGGGTGTGCTTAAGAAGATGAGCAGAGAACGTAAAAAGAATATATTCTTGATATCGCACAAAGACGAGCTGATCGGACGTGTCAACAATGTTCTGCGTGTGATCAAAGAAAACGGATTTACATCCTATGCTAACGATCTAGAGGTTACAGAGTGACACCGCAAGACGAAGAGCTACATGCTGAACTCATGCGTGTGTTCAGGGTCTATTTTGCTGAAAATCAGCAGTGGCTCAGTGAGGGCACCTACGCCAGCAGTATTAGACTAAGGCATTTGTTATCAGATATTAGGAACGTGTGTTCCGCAAGGCGCAAGGCAATTAGAAAGTGGCAGGTCAATAAACGTCAGCAGTTGGACGAGCGCAAGATTCGCCGCGCTCAAAAGAGAGGTAACAAGGAAGACTAGCTCGATAACTAATTGATGTCATGGTACTATGCGGATCAATTAGTAGAAGAATTACCAGAAACCTGTGTGGGTTTTGTATACTTGATTACAAACAAGACCACAGGCCGCAAGTACATAGGCAAAAAACTAGCAAAATTCTCAAAAACCACCACTAGAGTAGTAAAACTTAAAAACGGCAACAAGAAGAAAAAGAAAATCCGCAGCAAAATTGACAGTGATTGGCGGGACTACTATGGTAGTTCACCAGAACTCAGCAAAGATGTTGCGCAGTTAGGTCCGGAAAACTTCCACAGAGAGATACTGTACTACTGTGGCAGTAAAGCAGAATGCTCATATATAGAGGCTCGTGAACAGTTTAGTCGGCGTGTCTTGGAGTCAAATGACTATTATAACGGTCATATCCAAGTGCGTGTACATGGTTCACACATACGTAAACTCCAAGAAAACTAGGCAGTAAACTACCAAATTAACAGCTTTCGCCAGCGTTGTAGGCGCCTTTTAACTGGACCACGGGTCGCAGGGCAAGGAATTTCTGACCGGTAGCAGAGTTATATTTCAGTATCCTTAACAGGACCCCGATGGAACGTGCCTATTGAATCCATTTGAAATATAAGAGAAAAATTGTAAAGGCTAAAAGAAGGGAGAAAAACCCTACGTTGTTGTGCATGGTAGCGAATGTACAGCAACCGCCGTCATATAAAGACTTGGCTCGAGGTACAGGATGACCGCCTCTGTAATGCCATACCGCTACAGTGACATTGTGCAACTCAGATAATGTCGATCGCTTTGCCCGGCTAGGGCAAAGTGTGACTGAACAATCTAGATAATATCTTAAGTGCTTCGCACTTGATTATGTTATCAGATAAGGAGAAAAGTTCGAGCGCAAGCGAAGAACAGAAGAACGCAGTTCTTCTTAGAGCAATGGCATTCGTGATTCTTTAGTAGCTTCAATATTCTCTTTGATAACTCGATAGATCATGGCACGATCATCAGCATCGTAGACATGCAGTAGTTCTTGAACTGACACACCACCACGCATGTACCAGCTTATTCTGAATAGCTCTTCTTTGAATTGTTTTACTTGATCATCTAGCCTAACTAGTGTGTCCTGAATTTCTTCCGTGGGTGTACTAATTAGGCTTTGGCGAAAAAATTTGAGTTATCAAACTCCACGGCGATTTCAGTAGCTGCTGAGCAATTTGAGCAGGTCACGGGCTGAGTGGGCACAGCAAATGCCTTGGTATTTTGTTCGGCTACTGCTTTGATTGCGTCAAACACTGTGGCATCGGCATTGTCTAGCCACTCTAGGATAAACTTCTGTTCGGTCACATTCATATTGCCAGTTTCTACACTTTCCACAGACATCTTGTAAATTTCATTCTGCATGTTGGCCAGTTCGGAGTAGAGCTGTTTTAGCTGTATGTCCTGCTCTTCTGTAAGTTCTTGATTCTGTGATATTCGGATCAACTGTGCTGCCTGCTGCTGGATCTTGAAGCTTTTAATGGCAAGCTCACTGATCTGACGATAGTTAAGTGGTTTTAATTTGACAGTTAACTGATCTAGATCCACGGTGTTGACATAGTTCTGACCAGCATAGTAGTCAATAATTTTGACCAAATCTAGTTCATATTCGTTTTCTGTAGAGCAGGCACTACAAGTGTGTGCTACAGTCATAGCACTGCCATAGGTGGCAATGCGTATAGCCACCAGCAAGAGATTGGTGTCAATAGTGCTGATGTCCCAACCGTCTTTGATACTAGGGCAACAGCTTTCCATGATCTTGACCACACTTTCACCGCTGAGCAGGGCATCTGGAGTTTTGGCCATGATTTCATCCATGCCAGTCATACCGTAGATAGGCAGTTTATTCGCATCGCCCTGTATAGTACCGGGCTTGGTAAAGATGCCCTTGCTGGGCAATTTGATATAGATCTTTGGCTGTCTAAAATATTGTTGTAGTGGATTAGTCATAGGGACTCCCTGTAGTCGTGTATTTATATGCGCACTTTTTAGGTATTTTTATTTTGGCTCGTGTGTCTGATAAATATATCATCTATGAAAATCCTAGACATCATCTCCGAACGTGCCGCAGTACCTCCAGGTAGTTTAGCTGCCAGAGCCGCTGCCAGAAATGCACCATCTGCTGCACCTGCCGCGGCAGACGAAGTTAATGCTAAATCAATGAACTTTTTCCAACGAGTACAGGCTCGTGCCACAGCGGCCAAGACAAAGGCACCGGATATCATTGACAAATGGAAGGGCACTATTGGTTTCTGGGCCAAGGTCCTATGGGCATTAGGTGTGTTGGATTCAGCAGGCACATTGGTTTGGAATCTACACAACGCTGAAGAAGAATACAAAAACGATCCTACTATAACTGAAGAAGATTTCAAACACTACAGAGAACTTTACTTTGGTCAGTTTACAGCAGCTATTCTATTGCCAGCACTGGCCAGTAGATTGCGAATTGCCAGTGTAGTTAATGGAGTAGTTGAATTGATTGTGTATGTAGTCACCGGTGGCGGAGCAGTTGCAGCGGCTGTAGGCAGCGGTGGACTTGCTGCTGCACCTGCTCTTGCTGGATTATTTGCAGAACAGGCATTTTTCACTGCTTTATCTGTATGGTTAGGGTCACCCGCAGCACAGGGATGGATTGCTGGACATCTAGTTAAACCATTAATCTATGTTGGTTATGTACCAGAAGCCATCTGGAGTGAACTGTACAAACAGGTTACAGGTACTGATGTTTATAAAGATGCTGGTGAAAAGAAAGCTGCTGTAACAAAAGACAAAGCAGCCAAAGGTGATCCAGCAGCTCAATCTCAGATTGCTAGCACTAGCGCAGCAGCCGCCGCTGATGCAAATCAAGTTAAAGTAGCTGGTATGGTTATAACTAATGCAGATGGCACACCAAATATGAATGCTATCAATTCTCCCGTAATTCAACAGTTTATTCAAAATTATCCAGATGCTAAACAAAAAGTTGATGCTGTTTTAGCACGTGGTCAATCTAAAACATCAACTACATCATCTGCAAGTGATACTGAACCTAGCAGATTTGACAAAGCAAACAATCCTTACTACTAAAATCAAAATATACACACTTTATTAATCCTATAAATATATTATATTTCTAGGATTTTTTTATGGCCGATCCAGGTTCAAGACCACTAACTGACGACGAAATGCGTCGACAAGCCGAGATAACGGCCAAAGTATTCAAAGCAAATGGTATTGGTTTAGGCGGTGCCGCTGGCGGAGGAGTCAATAGCTTTATCAGCGGTTTTGGGGGAGTAACTGCAAGTCTTGACTCTGCAGCAAAACCTTTAGAAATAGGTCTTAGAACAGCCGGCGCCGGCGCCGCAGAAGCAGCTTTAGTGTTTAACGGCCTTAAAACTGCCATTCATGATAATTTAGGTACTTGGAGAGAACTCAGCAAAGCTGGCATGAATTTTGACAATGATATTGTGTCAATGGCTACTGCTGCCGCAGCATCGAGACTTAGTCTTCAAGAATATGCAAGTTTAATAAAAGAAAACGGTGCCAGTCTTGCATTTTTAGGCGGCAGTGTTGCTGATGGTACTAAGGCATTTGCTAGACTAAGTGCCAGAATGTTTGATTTTGATAGTGCTACAGGTCTAGCAACACAAAAATTGCAAGAGATGGGATTTAGAAATGATGATCTAAATGAAATTCTTGCAGTAAGTTTAGCTATTAATAGATCATCCCTAGGTGAAGGACAAGCCGCTGACGATGCCGCTATTTCATCAGCACAACGTCTTGCACTTGAAATGGATAAGGTGGCTAAACTAACCGGACTAAGTCGTGAAAAGCAAGTAGAAGAACTTAAAAAAGCAGAGTTAGATTCTCAGATACAAGCAAGATTTAAATTAATTGAGTTAACTGAAGGTAAAGACGCTGCCGACGCTGCTAGAGAACAATATAAGAAAAATATCTTAATTGCAGAAAGTCAAGGACCTGCTGTACTAACCGCCTATAAGGACATGGTTGCTAACAATGGCGCTGTAACTCTTAAAGAAAGTGCTCAGGCTATTACACTTTTAAATCAGCAAGGAGAGGGAGTACAAAATTTAGCCACAGCAACTCTTAAAGGCAATGCTGAACTAGGCGCCCAAGCTCAACGTCAGATGATTGAAGGTGCTAGACAAAATGATAGTAATATTGAAATATTGCAAGCTCGTACCTTAGGTAGTATTGCTAAAGTAAATGACACCTTTGCACCAACCTTCCAAGCAACTAAGACAATAGTAGATAGCATGAATTCTATTGCTCAGGAAGCAAAATTTAAAGGCAAAAGCGAAGACGAAATTTATGCTGAGGCTGTGCGTAGAGCCAGTGTTAGAGAACCCACAGCGGGATCAGGAAGTACTGCGGCAATTATAGCTGTACAAAATAAGTACAACGACATACTTGCTACGGCTATGCGAGGAGTAGCAACACCTTTAAATGAAAAGATTGCGCCAACGTTATCTGCTATGGCTGACAAATATCTAGGCAGACGTACTCCCGCAGCAGACGCTAAACGAGATACAGAATCAACTGTTAGAGGAACACAAGGCAAAGGAACTAATGAGCCTGTACCTGGTGAAAGCACAGCCGATGCTGTTAAACGACAAATACAGGGCATGCGATATACTAGTGCGACAGGCGACATACTGGGAGAAATTGGTAACAAAATTGGTCAGATTGCTAACATGACCGTGGGTACTGTAACTTCATTAACCATTGACGGTAAAGGAATTAAAGGCGAAGCAGAAGGATCTAAAGATGTGTGGGGTTCATGGTTCGGAGGTCCTAGCGGTCTAGCCAATATTCGTGAGAATGGTCCTGAAGCTGTTGTACCGTTTGCCAAGATTAACGAATTTGTCAACGACATGCGGGGTAAAATACCCAGTGCTGGTCCAGATTTATCAGGAGTATCTAGTCAGCTTAGCCAATTATTACCGCAGGCTCAAGCAGCAATTCCTAATGTATCTAATGTGTTTTCTGGAAATCAAGGCGCAACCTTATCTGACGTGGTAGAGTCCCTAGATAAGTTAAATAAGTCTAACGGAATGATGATATCATATTTGGAAACTATTAGCAACTACAGTGGCAAGCAGGTAAAAGCTACTCGTGGTATGTCAAATAATAGATTCGATTGATAGATAAGGATAAACAATGAGCTGGAAAAAGTACTTCACGCCAGTACCTGTAAATGGACAAAACCTAGGACCAATTAGTGGTCAAAATTCGGGTACACGTCCTGGACCAGCTAGAGCCAACTATTCTAGCTATTTGCCTGATGTTTACTCAGGCAGTCCTAATCGACTAGAACGCTATCAGCAATATGAAGTTATGGATAGTGATCCGGAAGTTAATGCGGCCTTAGATATCCTTGCAGAATTCTGCACACAAAAATTAAAAGATTCAAAAAGCGCCTTTTCAGTCAAGTGGCGAAACAAAGCTACTAACGCTGAAGTTAAGATTCTAGGTGAATACCTACAGCAGTGGAACAAACTACAGCAGTTTGACACACGTATATTCCGTATTGTACGTAATGTATTCAAATACGGCGATGCTTTCTTTATCCGTGATCCTGAAAATCAAAAATGGAACTATATTGATTCTAGCAATTTAGTCAAGATCATTGTTAACGAAAGTGAAGGTAAGAAACCTGAGCAGTATGTGGTCAAGGATCTAGCACCTAACTTTATTAATCTAGTGGCCACACAGATAACACCTAATATTAATCCTCGACAAACCGGAGGCGGTCCTGTACCTGCCAGCGGATATCTAGGACAAGGTGCTAGCCAACAGGGCTCAACAGGTGGCGGAAGTACTTCAAGCAGTAACCGTTTTGGCCTGCAGATGAAAGAAGATGCTATTGATGCCAAACACATGGTGCACCTAAGTTTATCAGAAGGATTAGATCAAAATTTCCCATTTGGCAACAGTCTACTAGAAAACGTATTCAAAGTCTACAAGCAAAAAGAACTATTAGAAGATGCTATCCTAATCTATCGTATACAACGTGCTCCAGAGCGCAGAGTATTCAGTATTGACGTAGGTAATATGCCCAGCCACCTTGCTATGGCATTTGTGGAACGTGTTAAAAATGAAATACATCAACGCCGCATTCCATCGCAAACTGGTGGTGGACAGAATGTTATAGACAGTGCGTACAATCCGTTGAGTATTAACGAAGACTACTACTTCCCTAAGACAGCAGATGGTAAAGGATCAGATGTTAAGATCCTAGAAGGCGGTAAAAACATTGGCGAAATTGACGACCTACGCTACTTTACCAACAAACTATTCCGTGGCTTACGTATTCCTTCAAGCTATTTGCCCACAGGACAAGAAGATAGTCAAGCAAGTTTTAATGATGGTCGTGTAGGCACAGCATATATTCAAGAATTGCGTTTTAACAAGTATTGTGAACGCTTGCAGTCTATGCTTACTGAAGTATTTGACCAAGAATTCAAGATGTTTATGTACTCAAAAGGCATGAACATTGACAGCAATCTATTTGAATTACAGTTTAATCCACCAATGAACTTTGCAAGTTCACGTCAAGCAACCATTGATGCAGAGCGTATTAACACATTTAATACAATTCAAGCAGTTCCTTACATGAGTAAACGCTTTGCCGCTAAACGTTTCTTAGGGTTAACTGACGAAGAAGTAGCGGAAAACGAACGTTTATGGGCAGAAGAAAACGGCAAAGGTCAACCTAATAACACTGATGCTGCTGGCGAACTACGTTCAGCAGGATTATCAGCAGCAGGTATGGATGCCGATATGGCAGACGCTAGTGATATGTCAGCACCTGAAGATATTGTTAACGATCTTGAATCAAATCCTGAAGCAGGCATAGGAGGCGGTGCAGCCGCAGCTCCTGCAGGCCAACCTCCAACACCAGTAGCATAAATATCTACATGATATTGAGAGAATTGTTTTACATCGATGCAGATACACGTAATGTAGCTAATGATCTACGCTACGACGCTTCTCGTGACGATTCTCAAATGCACAGAACCGATACACGCAAGACTAGATTAACTCTAGGTCAAATAAACGAATTAAGAAAAAGCAGTGAAGCCCACATTTTAGAACAGGAAAATGAACTAGCATTTATACATTCAATGTACGCTGTGCCTCCGCCTGCCCCACAATAGACAAAAATTTGTCAAAAAAGACTAATTTTGCTATATAAGTACACTATTTTTTAACAATAGTGTAAATATATTACAGCCTTGTATCATATCAAACCACAGGAGAATTAACATGACTGACCGCGCTCAATTTGAAGCCATGCTAGAAGCACTGATCAACGACGATCAAGATGCAGCAAAAGAAATATTCCACAACATCGTTGTTGGAAAATCACGTGAAATTTACGAAGAATTATTAGAGTCTGACTTTAGCCAAGATTCTGGAAATCCTTATCAAAAGAATGAGGAAGCAGAGGAAGAAGAGACTGCAGACAACGCACCTGCCGCCGAAGAAGAAGAAGGCGAAGAAGAAGAAGGTGAAGAAGAAGGCGGTGAAGAGGAAGAAGGCGAAGAAGAAGAAGGCGAAGAAGAAGGTGGAGAGGAAGAAGAAAGCGGTGAAGATATTGAAGATCGCGTAATGGACCTTGAAGATGCCATAGAAGACCTTAAAGCTGAATTTGAACAATTATTAGCTGGCGAAGAGCATGAAGAAGAGCAAGAGCCAGGAATCCACGGTGACGGCATGCCAATGCACGATATCGAAGCTGATATGGATGCTGAAGAAGAGCCAATGGACGAACTACAGCACATGATGGAATATGTTAACAAAGTTGGTAACCCTCAACACGGTGACAACGGTGCTAACACTAAGTCAACAGTAGCTGGTGAAAACAACATGGGTGGTACAGCAGCTAATATCGCTCAAAGTTTTTCAACAGAGAAAGGCGGCACAGAAGGCGGTTTAGCCAAACCTAAAGCAGGTGACTTAACAGCTGGTCTAAATGTACACAACCGTCCAGGTAGTGATGCAGGTAAGTCAGCGTTCAAGAAGAAAGAACCTGGCCACGGTGCTGAGAAAGCTGGTGCAAAAGAAACTGCTGATAACAAAGTAAGTACTTTAAAGCCATTAAAGAAATAAAAAGAGACTAAACTAAAAATATGTCTTTATACCTCCGAGAGAATCTCAGTTTCAACGAAGCAAAAATGATCGTTGAATCTGATGATAAAGATGGGAAAAACTTGTATATGTCCGGGATTTGCATCCAGGGCGGTATACGCAACGCTAACCAGCGTGTTTATCCTGTTGGAGAGATTGGCAAGGCTGTCAAAACCCTTAATGATCAGATTCAAAACGGTTATTCAGTTCTCGGAGAAGTGGATCATCCAGATGATCTAAAAATTAACCTGGACCGTGTATCACACATGATTACAAATATGTG